GCAGAGTTGAGAGCAATCTTCTTTGACATCTGGACATTGTTACACCTTGCGATCTCTTTCTCAAGATCCTTGGTGGGTGTTTTCTCATAGGCTTTCTTTGCTTTAATCATCCTCTTCTTAAAGATGACTCTTTCATTATACATCTTTTCCATCAACTCAGGCAAGAATCCCTTCTTATCCCTTTTGAATTGAGCACCATTAGCACAGACTGCATAGTCTCCATCAATAGTGATTTCTTGATTCAATAATTTCTCTACCGTGGCACTAGGATGTTTTGTATCCAATAGTGTTTCTGGTGAGATATTATACTGCATAATCAGATGAGGATACAGTGAGTTAAGGTCAAAGGATACTACCCAATCATACTTACCAGGCTTAGGTTCCTTGACATACGCACCAGCATACTTCTCATCCTTTTGATTACGTTCCTTCTGTGGTACAACAATATTATTCTTCTTCAAATAATTGTATATAATCGCATCCCAACAACGAACCTGAAAGGCAACATCAGTAAAATTAATCTTCGCATCAAAAGCACGAGTAAATGTCAAGTCAATAAGCTTCAACTTATCCTCAAGTCTATCTACCAGTTCAACGTCAACGATGTTGTAATCTACAAACTTCTGCCAATTCTTAGTATAGAATTCTCGGAAAGTATCAAACTCACTGTGATCTAATTTGTTTTGACCCAGTTCCATCATAGCAATATGATCCAACCGATAACTCTCTTGGTTGGAAGTTGCAGGAGATTTCCTATAAAGATCAAGATAATCAATTACTGATATACCAGCAATATCATATGAGATATTATCTCTACCTTGAATAGTAATTTCTTTCTTCCTAATGATACCCCAAGGTGAGAATTTCTTGGCCATTTTCTCACCCATAAGGCGATCTACCCTACCAAGAAGATATGGAATATCATATAGTTCGCAGTTCCATCCTGTAATGACCTCAGGCGTATTATTTTGCCACCAAGTTAGGAATTCATGTATCAATCCTTCCTCGTTATGGCAGTCAATATAACGATGATTCTTCTTATTGTTTGTAGTATATGGTTTAGTACCCCAAGTTATAATTTCCTTAGTATTATAATCTTGAATTGTAATAAGAAGTAATTGTTCTGCACAATTAAAAACATCAGGGAAACCACCCTCAGCAGCAACCTCAATGTCAATTGTTACTAATTTAATCTTCTCAATATCAAACTTAATTTCTGGTTCTGGATACTTCTCTGAGATATATTGATGTACATATCTTTCATACCCATGAACATAAAATCCTTGGACAGTTGAATACTTATCCAAGAACTCTCTGCAATCTCTAATTGTTCCAGGCTGGACTGGTTCTACCTTCTGACCATCAAGAGTTCTCCACTTAGATCTCTTTTTAGTAGGGACATAGAAAGTAGGTCTAAACTCTTCCCTATCACTAAAACTCTTACCATTCTCATAACCTCTTACCAGAATACTATTACCTATCTGATAAACGTTAGTGTAGAATCTCATTCCGTAATTGCCAGTTTTAAATACGAATCAACTAATGATTTATGTGGTTCGACCAATGTTAATATTTTATCACTAGACATCATGACTTCGGTGTCATCTGTAACTTCACTTAACCAAGGATCCAAATCTCCGTTAAGAGGATTTACTTTATAAGGAGCAATCAATTTACAATTAGGATCTCCTACATCCAATGCAGCTACTTCTTCTACCTGAGCAATGATGAAAACATCATTAACAAGTACTAGTATTTTAATTTCCTGTTCCATTTTCCTTTTTCATCCTGTCTAGGTAAGATGTTTTAACCATCTCACATGGTTCTACTACTGCAACAACCCAACTAGGATCTATTGAAATTCTTTTCTCTGCCGATAGAGGCATCCAAGGATAATACTGAACACTATATTGAGATTCCTGTTCTTCCTTACCTTCTGTTAGCATTTGAGGTGCTTCAATTAACTTACAACAATATGCATTGGTAAGAACCATGAACATTACTTTCTGATCCTCATCAACAAGTTCTTGCACATCTGCAATAACTTCTTCGTTAGATTTTAGTAGAACAAGTTTTACAGTCATAAGTTATATATGATTAAAGCGGATAGATGGTACTGCCCCACCTTCTACTGGTTGGAAACCAGTTGTAATACTTATATACTATACCCGCATTTGGGAGGTGGGAGGTTGGATTCCTGTATTACCAACAAGAGCAGGGCATTTCTACAGTTTAGAATTTCCACTCTGCCTGAGACCCGACTGGTAAGTCGATTCTGCTTTCGCAGCAGCACCACCTGTGTCTCATCACCTTAACCAGCTATATGCCAGTAAGTTTATTCAGTCACTCCCCGTTGAACCCGTCGATTCAACATTTATATTATGGCACTAAACAGAATAAATGTCAATAGGTATTCTTTCTTGACATATCTCAAAATACTGATCATCATATTCCATACCAATAAACTTCCTATTAAGTCTAACAGCAGCAACACCAGTAGATCCAGAACCCATACAGTTATCAAGAACTATTTCTCCTTCATTAGAATATGTTTTGATCAACCATTCCATTAAAGGTACAGGTTTCTGAGTAGGATGTACTTGTTGTTGAGCAGAAAAATTTCTAGAAATATTAAGAATAGATTTTGGATAACGTGTTCCTTTATTCTCAAATTCTTTACGAGGTTTCAATCCATAACCGTGATCATTTTTCTTACCAACATACCCTTCTTTATTTTTACTCTTACGTTTAAAAGGTTTCCCTTCAGTCATCTGTGGATTATATGTTCCACCTGCGTTCTTATAAAAGATTAATATATTCTCATGTGTTTTCATTGGTCTCTTCTTTGCCAAGCCAGGGCTACCACACTTATTCTTATTCCACACTAACTCATATCTAAACCATTCTAATTTAGAACATATAAGTTGTGCAGAAAATGGTTGAGAACCAAACAAACACATTACACCCTTGGGTTTAATGATACGATCATACTGTTCCCACATCTTATTAAAATCTAGAACAGAATCCCATTTAATTGATGTAGTTCCATAAGGAGGATCACAACAAATGAAATCAATAGATTCATCTGGAATCTCTTTCATGAGTTCCAGACAATCACCTTTATAAATTTTCGTATCCATTATGTGCTGAGATCTTTTTAGTTACTGAATCTTTATATGATTCTATCAAGAAATCATATGCTTCATTCCAAGTTCTTTCAACTGGAAATACATTATCTTTCCATTTAATCTGGAAAGGAAGATTGTTTCCATTAGATGTTAATTTGTTTAATGACTTGAGACCCTGAAGATAAACAACTCCAGTTACCTTATTCAAAACAAGAATGTAATAATCTCTTGGTTCCTGTTGTGAAGAATTATATTTCAACTTCTCTTGAAAACTTTTCCATGAACTACATGTAACTTCATCTTCTGGAATAGAAGTCAAAGCATATAGTATCGCTGCTTTGGAAGAAAAATTATCTGCTGCACTTCCAAATTTAGAAGACTTAATATTAATGGGATGACCAAAAATTTTAACATCCCACCAACATCTAGCAGGAGGTTTCTCTATATTCTCTTCACCGTACTTCTGAATGAGGAGGTCAATAATAGTGTCTTCATCATCAATACTATTGACCCTACCATCCTCATGAGACTCACTAACTTGAATCGTAAGAGTATTGAGATACTCTACCACCTCGGAAAGGATGGATGGAAACATAATAAAAAAGGATTATCGAAGACAACCGTATTATACCATACTCCATATGATTTGTCCAGTCTTATCCTTGGTACAGACAACTGAAGTATCTAAGTTTCCACCATAATAACTTGTGAGTGCAACATTACCAGAGACCACCAATCTATCAATGTTAGATTCCTTTACATTATCAACACCATGCATTGCCCATGAAGGCCATGCTAATATATCCCCACTCTTCTGATCAGGATAAATCTTCTTATCATCTTCACCTAAAAAATAAAAACACTTCTGTTCTGAAGACTGAATAATATGTGTAAATGATATTATCTCATTACCACCAAAGTGAGAATGAGGACCATGAGTATCAGTCTCCGAGTTATACATTTGAACCCAGATATTATAGATGTATCTACTTCTTCTAAAAATTCCTAAATCTTTTACTAACTTTTCTACTAGACTTTCATAATAAGGGACTAATAAATCTGAAAACTTTTCTCCTTCACCATCAACAAAAGAAGTATAAAACTTTTCCTTATCAATATGATTCTCTTCTATTCTTTCAAGAATACTAGATTTAAGAAACTTAGGAATTATTTTATTATCTCTCCATATAAGCATAAAAAAAGAGGGAACTTAATCCCTCTTATTATAGAATACTATCCTCTAAGTTGCAACTCTAGAGGAAGTCTTTACGGGCATGGTGATCTGGAACCACTTTACCTAGATCGACTGATAGAAGTCCATCCTCAAAGGT